AAGGGTCACAGAATGGCTTCAGAAGGTCAATACAGACCTTGAGAGAGATGCTGAATGGTTTGAGGCGAACCTACGCCCATACGCCCTTCAGGAGCGTTCTAAAGACCGTAAAAGCATAGTCCTGCCCCATGGCACCATCAAAACTATTTCAGGTCGAGTTAAGTTCGATATTGAGGACGAATCCAAGTTCCTTGATTGGGCTGAAACCAACGCCCCTGAATTAGTCAGAGTTAAAAAAGAAATCGATAAAAAAGCCCTAGGTGCTTTGAATCAGTCTGAAGATAAAGTAATATCAACCCAAGGCGAAATTGTTCCTTCAGTCAAAGTTGTACCCGCTGAAGTTTCAGTCTCGTTCTTAATAGCAGAGTAGAGAGAGGGAACATGGAAAACAAATTACCTATCGCTCAAGCATTGAGTGAAGTTATGAAAGCGGTTGGAGCAATCGCAAAGAAAGACAAGAACACAGCCCAAGGATTTAATTTCCGAGGAATTGATTCTGTTGTTAATGCGGTATCACCAGCACTTCAAAAGTTCGGTGTAGTTGTTGTACCTTCAGTTGAAGAGTACGACTATCAAACAGTTGAGATTGGACGGAACCGAACCGCTATGGGTCATGTCAGAGTTAAAGTAACTTACACATTCATCGGAGTAAACGGTGATGCAATTAAAGCGACAGTAGTTGGCGAAGCAATGGACTCAGGCGATAAGGCAACAGCCAAAGCCATGTCAGTTGCTTTCCGTACTGCACTACTTCAATCGCTATCACTTCCAACCGATGAGGCAGACCCCGACGCAACATCTTATGAACGCTCAAGTTCTGATGATGTCTTAGCGCCTCAAGCAATTCTGACAAAGATTCATCAATCAACCACGATTGAATCTTTATCTGAAATCGGTCAGTACATAACTACGAACAAGGACTCTTACCCAGTTGGACTTCTTGACCAATTCCGTGCCAAGTTCAAAGAGCAACAAACCAAATTGAACCCACCAAAATTGGAAGAGGAAATCGAAGATGTCACTAGCGTCGAACCAGCCCGAGTTACCGTATAGCGGTAATTCAGGACACAGCGGTTCAGAGACCTCAAAGAATCGAGCACTAAACGCAGACAGGTCAGGCAAGACCGCTTTGCGTCAAGCCCAAGCCTTGACCTTGCTATCTCGAGAAAAGATGGCAGGGCTAACTTGGAAAGAATTTTCTGAGATAACTGGACTTCACCATGGCACCGCTTCAGGTGTATTGTCCGTGCTTCATAAAGTTGGACGAATTGCTCGACTCAAAGAGACACGCAATGGTTGTAAAGTTTATGTAGATATTGCTTGTATTCAAGGTCGAGTAATTGAAAGACAGGGACGCAAAAAATGTTGTCCGCATTGTGGAGGTAATTTGTGAGTATCAGATGGATAACTAAAGTTTGGGCTGACTCGCCATACGACGGGACTCGCCTACTTATCCATCTAGCGCTCGCAGATATATCTCATGATGATGGTCGCTTTTTTGCATCTCAATCAAATCTATCAACTAAAGGTCGATGCTCAGTTGAGTATGTCCGAAAAGTTATCAACGAGATGATTGCCGACGGACACTTGAAGATTATTACTAAAGGTAACTCCCGAGGTAACGCAACCGTTTACCAGTTGATATGGAAGAAACTACCCAACTCTGTTGGGGAGGAACAAAGTTTAGGAGATATAGAACTCCCCAACTCAGATACCCCCAACTCCCCAACTTTAGAGGTTCAACTCCCCAACGCCACTCCGTACCATCCGTCCTATACATCCGTCCTATCTACAACGAAGAGTGACGAAACTGCTATCGCAGTTATCGCACTCTCTGAAGCAGTTGCTAGGAAATGGTGGGAGAAGCAAAGAGTTAAACCTTTAGGCAAAAGTGCATGGCACTCTTTGTTAGCAATCTGCCAAGCGGCAGATAAACGAGGCTATACAGCCGAACAGATTGAACAAGCCCTTGATTACATAGGGACAGTTCCTTCGATGAGACAAATGGATTTAGTTCTAAGAGGAGTAGGAGTAAAAACAAAACATGAACAATCGGCAATTAGAGCAATCGACTTGGCAGAAAAGTTCCGCAATGAGTCTGTCTGACCTAGCAATCCTTTTAGGATTTATCGGTATCTATGACTTGCGTATTCAAGTTGATGAGTTAAAGGTTCGAGCATGGGCTGAGTCTTTGGATTCCGATGTGCCTTTAGATGAGGCAAAGAAAATTGTTTCTTGGCACTACTCAAACTCCGACATGGCAATAACTCCTTCTCACATAAACAAAGAATGGCGTCGTAGAATTATCGACGAAAGAGAGCGAGAGCGTGGTCGCCAAATGTCTTTGGAGTGGGAGAAAAGAGAAAAGGAAAAAGCCTCTCCCGAAGTTGTAGCAAAAATTAAAAAAGAATTATTAGATAAATTGAACAGAGGTCAAGATGCTCCGTTGGAAAATGATAATGGAACGGTGGCACCTAACCTATGAAGATATTGCAGTTTGCAGGTTGGTACAACAGATGGCGGTTCAAACGGCGTCAGAGGTATGCCCTGCTTGCTTGGACGCCATCGCAGACGAGAGACTCCAATGGCAAAACCTAAACCTAACCGAGTCTCTGAAGAAACTCGATGGGCAGTCTTAGCCCGTGCTTTCTATAAGTGCGAAAGATGTAATCGAGACTTCCTAGGTTATCCAATGTCAGTTCATCATCGACGACCTCGAATGATGGGTGGCTCAAAGAATGAGATGCTTCATGAGTCAGCGAATCTTATTGTTCTTTGCGGTACAGGAACTAGCGGATGCCATGGATGGGTTGAGTCAAATAGAGATAAAGCCCGAGAACTTGGGTACCTAATTCAAAAGGTTGAGTCGGCTGAAACAATTCCATTTCAAGACGAAACTGGTTCTTGGTGGCAGTTAGACAACTATGCCCAAAAAACCCAACTGGACATGATTAGGACTACCCCTCATGCTTAAGCCATGGAATGTTTATGTCAGATTGATGAAGGCGAACAAACAATTTATCGTCTTGAGTTCAATCAGCGACCATGGACAACAAATGCTGAACGGGCTGGCAATCGATGGGAACGAGCGAAACTTACAAAAGAGTGGCGAGCGGGTTTTCAACTCTTGGCTAAATATGAGAAGATACCTCCTATGTCGTGGATTACCGTCACGGTTGAACCACATCAGAAGGGTGGTCGCTTACAAGATGTAGGGGCGTGTAATCCCTCAGTCAAAGCGGCGATTGACGGACTTGTAGATGCAGGAGTTCTTCCTGATGATTCTTCAAAGTTTGTTAAGTCGTTAGTTTTTCTGCCACCTAAGAACGATAAAAATTCGTTAGTTATTTACATACGAGGAGTAAAGAAAGAGAGGACATATTGAACTGGAATTTAATATGGACAGTAGTTGGACTAGCAGTTGCTAGTTTTTTTATACTGCCAATTTATATTGCAATGGCGATTGCATACCGAAAGTCAATGATAAAAATTGAATTAGAGTGCCTTGCAACAGCAAACCATATTCAAAAGAAAGTTAAGTTTGATGATGCTGTCGAACGCTTGTTTGAAGAAGGAGAAATGATATGAGCACAGTTATGGAAGCAACAGAGTTAGACGGCAAGGGACTTGATGAAGTCAAACTTCTTACCGATGCAATCCGTACCCACCAAGTACAGATTCAAGATTTAGGCAAACGCCGTAAACAGTTGATTCTTCGACTTCGTAAACAGCGCATCACCTACCGTGAAATTGCCGAAGCCATGGGAGTATCTGAGCAGTTGATTTACAAAATCATTCGCAATGATATTTCTCGTACACCTGAGTATGATGCTCAAGGTAACCTAGTTCGTAGACGAGGGCGTCCAGCGAAACCCGTTGCCTAATGAAGTTCATAGAGTTATTCGCAGGAGTTGGTGCGTTCAGACTCGGACTTGAAAGAACTGGTCATGAGTGTGTTTGGGCTAACGAATGGTTAGAGAGACCTAGGAGTATTTATGCACGAAACTTCGGAGAACAACCTGACGGACGAGATATTAGAGATGTTTCCGCTGGAGACATTCCTGATGCCGAC